ACAGGAGCAAAACTGGCTATTGCCTGAGTGCCTGCTACCGGATCTGTTACATGATATGTCATAGTTTTTTCCTCCTAGCTTGGAACGATAACGCCCTGCTGGTTACGGTTAGAGCAAGTCATGTTACCCATCCACAAGATAGGTACTACAACACCATCCTGATTGATTGGACGCTGTTCATCGACAATTTCCAGATCAGCGTCACGGTGGACGGTAAGACCTAAATACTGCGTGTTCAGCATGTACATGCGGTTTGCAGGGATACCTGAGTTACCATCAAACATCACATCAGCACTCTTGTACTTGAGTGAGCCGAAGCCACCGTTAGCACTTTCAGAGCTTGAATAGCGTTTAATGGATACCTGGGAAGCTTCATAATACTGGTAATAAGTATTATCAGCAACAATCAGGTCAGGTTGATCATCAGGACCACGATCAAGACCAAGATACAATGGAAGCATTGCAGAGTTCTCAATAGTCGAGGCTGAGATGGTTACAGACTCAGTAGTTGCGTTGAAGAACTGGTTTTTCCAGAAAGTGAATGTTCCAGAAGCAATACCACCAACAGTACCCGTGCCGGCATCAGCTACCAAAGCCTGAAGACCGTTGATCTGATTTGTCGCAGTGCCATCACTGTACAGGTCAGATGAGAAGTTGTTGTTGAAGGTACGAAGCGCATTCTTCATCTTGCTTTTGGCAAGTTTCATAATACGGCTTTCACCAGAGTTGATACGAAGTTCACGACCACTCGACACTACGTTGAGTGCAATCTGACGCCACGGATATTCGGCTGCTGAAATTACATCAGAAGCACCAATATTCAGGGTATCCCAATCGCTGTAGCGTTGGTAGGTTCCGTTTTCGTCGTAATCAAGGCCGCAGACAATGGTTAAACCACCGTCTTCACGCTCATAATTACCCTTTGTCATAAGGCGCTTGCATAGCGCATTACGGTTGGAAATATTATCGTATATCTCCGGCTTGTGGTTACGGAAAGTGGTTGACACCAATTCCGTAAAGGTTGAGTTTGGACTTGCCATTCTCTTCTCCTATTTAGTTACGGTTTTTGATTTTGCGCATTATTTCAGGCATATCGTCAAACATCTTTCCTTTCGGCGCTGTGGGCGCTTTATTGGTGTCTCGACTTTTGACATTAATGGATTTGGCTTTTTTAGCCTTATCCGCTTCTTTTCTCGATGCTTCCTCGGCTTCTTTTAATTTCTTTTCACGCTCTTTTTCAAGGTCTTTTTCAAAGAACGGTGAAGCTCGATAGGCAAAGGTATAAGCATCATCAAGACTCTTACCTGCTCGGATTTGCAGTGCAATTTCTCCTTCCAGATCATCGAAGTAATCATGCTTGGCTTTAAAGGTTTCCACTTGGGTGTTTATTTGCTCAGAACGCTCATTCTCATAGTAGCTGTTGGTCGCATTCTGATTCTGTTCAAGGTGATTAACCTTATCCATCAATTGCTTGACGAACGGGTTATTCATTATGTTCTGTGTTTCTTCATCAACCGGCGCATTAGAGATTCCGTAACTCTGTGCCAGTTGGTTCAATAACTGCTTCTTTTCTTCTGCAGGGGCAGACATCATTCTCAGATGCGTTGCCATAAGGCGTTGAGAGGCGGTTACAGGGTCTACTTTGCTCTTTTTCAAGATACCTTCAAAGGGTTGAAAGGCGTCTCTCATTCTCATGCCCAGATTGGCATCTTCCTTTCTTGTCTCGTCGCCCTCGCTCATTTGCTGTTCGCGCAATTCGATATATTCTTGTGCTTCCTTATCAAGAGAGTTCCAGGTTTCGTGCATTTCCTTCTTCCACGACTTAGGCGCTTCTCTTACTTCTTCCGGTTCCTCCACCACTTCTGCTTCTTCAACCACTTCTTCAACTTCTTGTGGCTCAGGATCAGTGACTTCATCCGTTTCTTCATCAGGCTTAACCCCGAATAATTCTGAAGCAATAGAATCACTCGCAGATTGAATATCTATCCCCTCGTTAGAGGACTCTGGTTGAAATTCTTCTGTTTCTGTAATGGCTTCTACTACTTCACTTTCTGCTGCACTCATCGGTGTCTCCTAGAGTCGTTGTAATTCTACGTCTGCTCCTGAAAGCAGCTCATTGGCTAATTTCTCTTTCTTGTCGGTGGGCATTTTGTCCCACTCCTTCTCTACGGTTTCATCAACCTTTTTATCAAGGTCGTCATCCATCTTTTTAATTCTGTTCTTTTGTACGTCCTTCATGCCGGGGTCGTAGTCAACACAGTCATGTCTGGCCATGTCCTCATCCCTTGCTTTATAGGAAGTGATTGGTTTTCCACTGACGGGGGATTCGTAGTAATCCCACGGTTGAATGTCACAACTGATCATGGTTGCGGTGATCTTCCTTGTTGCTTTAGCACCACAATCGCACGTTTGAGGGTTGTTATAGTCCTTAATCTTCAGGAACAGGTCGAATTTATGACCGTTATCACAGTGAAATTCATACAGGGGCATTGATACTCTCGATAGTTTCTTTCATTCTGTCTACCTGTTTATCCATCATCGACTGAACGTTCCTTTTGTGGTCTTCAAGAAGCCCTTTCACCTCGGAAACTTCTTCTTTTGACTTGAGTTCTTTTTGAGCATCATCGAACTTTTTAGTCAATTTGATGGTTTCCATGAAAATCTTCTTCTCACCCTGGAAAGTCATTTCGTCCAGTTGTAATTTATTCGCTCGCTTATCCAGTTCAGTACCAACCCTGACCTGCTCTTGCTGGAATTTCTCCTGTTCCTGTTTGAGCTTTTTCTTCTCATCCATAAGTTTCTTCTGCTGCTCTTTAACTTGTTCGGCGTTCGGGCCTTCAGGGGCAGTCATGGCGTTGATTTCGTCTTCAACTTCAGGGCCAAATCTGAACCGTTTAGTAATATCTAAAAGCATGGACTTGGCAGCACCAAAGGGAAGTATCTGCTCTTTAACCATTGGCATCAGTCCGTTCATGAACTGGGCCATTGCGTTCATTGCTTCAGCGATGTTCTTCTTGTCTTCAGTGGCTTCTACGTCAAGCGTCGAATTAGTCTCGATATCAACCTTGAACGACCTTATATAGTCGTCTTTGAGGACTTCGAGGATATTCTCCCAACTTGGCTGGGTGAGAAGCTCGGTGAGTTCTGCGGCCTCTTTCTGGTATTTCTTTAATTGCTTATCGGCTTGTGGATTCTGCTGAGATTCCATTACCGCTTGCTGAATCATCGGTTGTAGCTGATTCATCAACTCAACGGCTTTTTCCTTCTTTTCCTCGGTTGGATAGGGAAGCCCAGTGACTTTAATCCACATATCTTGAGGCAGGTTCTTAACCGCAACATCCAGCATGACTCTGAGAACATCCCTTACATATTCCTGCACGTCAGATTGCATGTTCTTCAGTCTCATAGTTCCCCATGCTTCCTTGACCTTTTGAGCGCCTAATGTCTCCGAGGCTTTAGACTGACCTCTTAAAATATCGGAGATTCCGGTAATCTCGTAAATGACTTGCTTACACTGCTCTCGCGCATCGTATAACTGCTGTAAAACGCCCGCTAATTCACCCAAAGGCATTAGCCAGATGTGTTTTTCAATCCCCCCATCCATCAAAGCGGAAAGATTCTCCACAGGGACAAATTCGTTATCCTCGCCATCAAGAACCCTCTCTAGCATCTCTCCCAGATTGCCGTCATAACCACCACGAACCTTTATCGCTTTAGCAACCTTGTTGATACTCCGGGTCAGGCGGTTGAGTTCTTCAGCCTGATTCTCGTATAACTTATATAGAGGTGTAGGCGTCAAGTCGTTGGACTTGCGATGCAGCATTAAGGGTTTTGGTGTGTTGAAGAATCCCGTAATGTCTAGGGGGTCGTCGTCTTCTCTAAGATAGTCAGTGTACGCAGGACTGATCCATTTGAGAGTCTTACTGTCTTTGTCCCATATCTGGTAGATGCAGGCGGTTTGTCTGCGCTCTTCAGTTTCCTTGGTATTCTTCTCGTCTTCTTCAGAAACCGTGTATTGAATCTTACCGGCGATGTCACTTCCGAACAGGGCTTCTGCTTCGTCTTCGTCAACGTATTCTTCATAGGCTATCCACGGCACTTTCTCCCACTTCGTTCCGAATCCGTGAAAGAAGCGATTATACTTTTTAGTATCCGCAACAATGGAGGCCCACTCGATCTTCTCATCATTGAACTTTGCATCAAACTTAATACACGTTACACCCCTACCCGGTAGAAGCGAATCCAGAACAACTTCCTTGATCGCATCGTGGAACTTCTCATAACCCTCGATATTGGTATCTATCAGGTATGAGAGCATGTTATTCGATGCCTCACCCACTGCTTTATTGAGTGGATTTACCTTGGTAAAACCCTTGTTGTCCTTCTCTGCGAACCTTTCTTTTACCGCTGGTCTTGGTAGTTGTGAGTAAAGTGCGGGCGATAATGTCTCTGTATTTGAAAAGAGGATATTAAATGGATTCATGTCTGGATGTTCGGCATTGTATAAATCCAGAATAGTCTCACCGTCCTTACGAAAGTCCTGCTCTCTGCGTTTGGCATCGTCAAGCTCATTCATCCAGTAACGGACGTTTTTGTTATAGTTCAAAACCTGTTACTCCGCTCGATTCTCTTTTTTCGTAAGTGAGTTTTCATTAATTGTCCGTAGGTCACAGAGGCGACTGAACCCTGAATAAGTTTTTCGTGAGGGCTTACAATAATTTGGGTTTGTTTTGACATCTTCCACGTTAAGGAGAGATATCTCCATGCGTCACTCGAATGCGAGTGCATATCATGAACAGGTTCTTTGGAGAACATCTTGGTATCTTCATCTCTTTTCCTGTGATAAGACTTGAGATGCTCAAACTGGTCTTCACAGTGACCCTTGTCGAAGTTAGCAATATGAAAAGTCTTTCTCGCTGCTTGAATACCGTCCTGAACTGAAAAGTTAGGCGTTATATCAAACATGCCGATATCAAAATCTTTATCTAATTTATACTCTTCTTTCTGATCGAAGAATTGCTGAATAATTGACTTACCACCCATTCCCAGTCTTACGGGTTTGGCGTCGTGCGGGAGCCAGTGTTTTCCGTACCTGAAACCCCTCTCTTTACCGTTGTCATAGAGGAACTTTGAATGATCTTCTATTTCCTTGAAATTGTCTTCATAGCAATCAATAACATTTAGATCACCATCGACTAACTGATAGAACCAGACTGAGGTAAAGTCATCTCGACCCAAGTCCCATGCAGAATGCACCGGATGTCCTGGAGTATGAGGAACAAAGCCTAATCCACCCCTTTCCTCAAGTCTGGAGGTTGCAGCACCCCAGATAGAGCCGGGTAGGGCTGCATCGAAACTACACCAGTATTCCTGAAGTAGCATGGCCCTGGCATAAGCCTCATCACCATGTTCTGCAATAAGTTCCTGTAATTCGTTATCAAGCTGGGCGGGTGTGAAGATTCCGGTATCGTCTACGGTTAGTTTCTCGTAGAACCATTCCTCAGATTCCTCTGCCATCTTCGCCATTCTGAAGACGTGATTCTTACCACGGGGCGTAGTGTTAAAGCTTGCCCAACCCCCGTTCTCCAATAGGATGGGTCTTAAATAACCCCATGAGGTCGGATTTGAAAGTGCGTACTCAGAGAAGGTAATCCCAACAGGGGGAGAACCTACCAGTGAGTTGTAGTTGTCACTTCCCATTAACTGCCAGGTAGACCCGCTTTTAAGGGGGATTTTCATTTCCTGGTTGTTAATTCCAGCCCTTATCTCATCTGGGAACGCTTCGTCTATTCTTCGTTTTCCAGTATGGGGGTTGATAGCATCCCAAATCGCCTTACGGCACTGGTTGTATTCGGGTAGGCAGTACCAGTAGTTACCTATTCGCTCAAAGGACGCACAGGCGTTGTGGTGCATCATTACATCGTCTTTGCCTGCACGACGATGCCATACCGCGAGAAAT